GCTCTACAATGGGGGTCCGTTTCAACTTGTTGTATTTCACTTTCTCATTGGTATCTTCTGCTATATGGGACGTGAATGGGAACTCTCTTACCGTTTAGGTATGCGTCCTTGGATTTGCGTTGCATACTCGGCACCTGTTGCTGCTGCGACTGCTGTATTCCTGGTGTATCCTTTCGGTCAAGGTTCATTCTCTGATGCTATGCCTCTTGGTATTTCTGGCACATTCAATTATATGCTTGTCTTCCAAGCAGAACATAACATTCTGATGCACCCTTTTCATATGATGGGAGTTGCTGGTGTCTTCGGTGGTTCATTGTTCTCTGCGATGCACGGAAGTTTGGTAACCTCATCACTGGTTCGTGAAACTACTGAAAATGAATCACAAAACTATGGATACAAGTTCGGTCAAGAAGAAGAAACCTACAACATTGTTGCGGCACACGGGTACTTTGGTCGTCTCATCTTCCAATATGCTTCGTTTAACAATTCTCGTAGTCTGCATTTCTTCCTTGCTGCTTGGCCCGTCGTGGGTATTTGGTTTACCGCTCTTGGTGTATCTACTATGGCGTTCAACCTGAATGGGTTCAATTTTAACCAGTCTCTGCTTGATAGTCAGAGTCGTGTTATTCCTACTTGGGCTGATATTCTTAACAAAGCAGGACTTGGAATGGAAGTTATGCACGAGCGTAATGCACACAACTTCCCTCTTGACCTTGCAGCAGCAGAAGCAACACCAGTTGCCTTGACTGCACCCGCAATCGGTTGATAAAATAATTAAAATATGATATAATGGGAGGAGAAATCCTCCCTTTTTTATTAACTATGCCTTATGAAATTCTAAACGAAAATGGAATTCGTATTTGCCAATCCGCAACACTTGAAGATGCCAAAATTCTGTGTTCTTTTGATTTTAGAAGAACCTATCGTCAAATTAAAATTGCTAAAAGAATTCCAGACCAGATAGTAAATATATCATCTACTGAAATGGAAAGTGATAAACAACTTAAAGGACAACTCATTTTGAATGAAGGAATACAACAACCATTTAATGTCTAAATATTCATAGATGCTTTCCTACATGGAACTCTACAATTCTTCTTCAGATTATTTGTATCAGTTACATACAAGTTCATCATCAGAAGCAAAACGAATGTGGAGAAAGTCAATTAGAGAAAAATGGAATAATAAATGTGCTTATTGTGGAGGCACAAACAAACTTACAATTGACCATATAGTTCCACAATGTAAAGGTGGTAGTGATTTTCTTACAAATGTATTATGTTGCTGTGAAGAATGTAATCGCTCTAAGGCGCATACTGATTGGGAAACTTGGTATTATAATCAATACTTTTTTTCAGAAGAGCGAATGACTGCTATACTGAATTGGATGAAACCTAAAACTAATGAAAATTTATATAAGTATAGACCAAGAAGAAATAATGCATCTTGAATTTTCTATGATTCTTGGTTGACATACTAAGGTATTCGTGGTAGGATGAGTTTGTCCAACTAGACTTTATATATTGATTCGTTAGAACCTATAAATAAAATTTAATAATAGAAATTTATGGATCCTGACAGTATAGACCCCCTATTTTATCAAGTAGGGGGATTTGTGATAGGAATTTTAACTTTACTTATACCAATAATTTTAATTCTATGAAATTCACAGTTTATTCAAAAGATGGTTGCCCATATTGCAGTAAAATTAAACAGGTGCTGCAATTAGCAAATCTTGAACATATTGTTTATAATCTCGGAGAACACTTTGAGCGTGATGGGTTTTATGCTCAGTTTGGACAAGGTTCTACGTTTCCTCAGGTTGTTTTAAATGACAATCAATATCTTGGTGGTTGTTCTGATACTGTAAGATATCTACAAGAACAAAATTTGGTCTAATGGACTATGATAAAAATAATCTAAATAAAGATAGCCCCCAAATTAACAGGGGTTTTGAATTGTTACTTAGGAATAGGAGGAGGAAACCTGAAAAACCAAAAACATTTCAATTAATGTTTGGGAAAATGGTTTCTCTCTTTCAACGAGAGATATACATCCATTTTGATTTTCATTTGGATATTAAAAAAAAGTAACTCTCAGGAGAAAAAAAATGTTGGCAGTAACACTCACGATAGGAACCTTAGTTTCAATTATGTTCTTTTTTGTTGGTGGTATGTTAGGTTGGTTATTGAAACAACATTTTTATGAATTAAATTATATCAATAATCTCCATCCTGAAATGTATGATGAAAATGGGAATATTTTTCCTGACGAAATTTTAGCAGTACGATTTGAAAATGACTATGACTCAGACGACGAAGACGAAGAGGACAGTTAGAAAAGTAACTGAAACAATTATAAAACTTCCTTCAAATCCATTTGTATTTGAAATTCTTGACTTAGTATCAAGTCAAAATACAAATGAAAAGAAGATTGAAGTTCTCAAAACTTATGAACACGATTCTTTAAAATCTATTTTGATTTGGAATTTTGATGACTCTATTATTTCACTTCTTCCAGAAGGTGATGTTCCTTATAGTGATTTGAAGGATCAGAACATTTATTCTGGAAATCTTTCAGATAATTTAATTCGGGAAGCAAGTGGTGGTGAATCTGCAACACAGCAAGATCTTGAAGGTAGAGGAAAAACTTCTTTAAGAAGAGAGTATCAAAACCTATACCATTTTGTGAAAGGTGGAAATGATACACTCTCTACAATTCGTAGAGAAACAATGTTTATTAATATTCTTCAGGGATTACATCCAAAGGAAGCAGAAGTTCTTTGTCTTGTAAAGGATAAAAAACTTACTACCAAGTATAATATTACGAAAGAACTTGTTTCAGAATCTTATCCAGACATTGTTTGGGGTGGACGTTCTTGAGATTAGTCTTAAATACTTCGGAGAAACAAATGGAAGAATCTACACAAGAAGAAAAATCTATTGTTCCCTCTAAGTATGGGTGTGAAATTTTATTGGAAAAAACGACTCTAGAAAGATCAGCAGATTCAGATTTTCCTACAGATGCTTATTTAATTTGGTATATTGTTGATGAAATAGAATATATTGATCTTTGTCGTACACAAAAGAAATCAAATCTTTTTGATATGTATTATGATAATTATGGTCCAGGATCAATTCAAAAGATTGATTTTGGATATGGAAAGTTAAGCCCTAAAATGTGGGGATATAAAGCACCAGAAGGAAAAAAGAAAAGAAAATGAAAGAAGGATTTGATAATGTTGCGAAAGTAACAGTGTATAAAGATGAAGTTGAAAAAATTTTGAAGAATTACAAAAAAATTAAAAAATATATGAAATCTCCATTATTTGCAATTAAGACTATGGATGGAAATGAAAATATCGTAAATAGTCTATTGTCAAATAATGCCGAAGATGGGTAAGCACTACTTATTAAATTTATATGGATGCTCGTTTGTTCTTTTGAACGACGAGCATTATCTTCTTCAATTATTAGAGGAAGCAGCAATTTTGAGTGGTGCTACAGTACTTCAAACAATTTATAAAAAATTTGATCCGCAAGGAGTGACTGTAATCTGTTTGCTCGCAGAAAGTCATATTAGTATTCATACTTGGCCTGAAAAAGGTAAGGCAGCAGTAGATGTCTATACCTGTGGAAACTCCAATCCAAAACTGGGTTGTGATATGATTATTCGTCAGTTATACTCAACAAATCATACACTCTCTTACATAGAACGATGACTTACGATACAGTCTTTATTTCTGATGTTCATTTGGGGACAGACAGATGTAATATTGAAAAGTTTCTCAAGTTTCTAAATGAACTTGATACCAAGAAACTTGTAATGGTTGGCGATATTCTTGATGTGCATTGTATGGAAAAGTACAATACGCATTGGAGAGCAAGGCATACAAAGGCAGTAGAAAAAATACTTGATATTTGTAGAAAGGGAACCGAAGTGATTTATGTTCTTGGTAATCACGATGCAGTGGCAAGAAAATATGTGAATAATAAATCTTTTAAGTTTGATAATCTTGTCATCTGTGATGAGTATATTCATACCAGTAAGAAAAATAAAAAGTTTCTATGTATTCACGGTGATATGTATTCTGAGTTCTCTTCTGGTTCTTGGAAGCAATATTTTATGAATAAAGGATATGAGACAATCACTCCATTGAATAACTTTCTGAATAAAACTATTAGATTTTCTTTGGTAAACTTTCTGAAAGATCTTCCAAGAGGAAAGAGATTTATTGATAATTATGAAATGGATTTAATTCGTTATGTAAGAAAGTTTGCTTCTTATGACGGAGTGATTGTGGGGCATATTCATCACGCAAATATTCGTGAACAGAATGGTACAATCTATATGTGTTGTGGAGACTGGACGGATACTTGTTCTGCGATTGTAGAGAAAGATGGAATATTTAAAATTATAAAATTTTAAAGAGAGGGTTGACACCCTCTCTTTTTTTGTGTATAATATCTTTGTTAAGGATGAAAAGAAATGAATCAAGACAAGCTTAAAATACTAATTAAGAATCTGGAACTTCTGGTTGATTCTATAAAAGCAGAAGTGTATTCAAGTCCAGAATCTTATATGTATGAAAAGAATGCTCCATATATTGGAGACATAAAAGATTATGATGAGGTTTTTGAAGATGACGACGACTAAAACTACTATTAAAACTACTATGGAAAAAGAAACTGAAAAATTTATTTTTGCCGTACCAAGTGGAGAAGGAGACTTTCTTGATATTGCGGCACAGAATAATCTTAGTGTCTATGCTACTCACGTCGGGTATATTTCTGCACTTGCAAGCAGTGGAAAAATATCAACCGAAGAAGCATATCAGCAAATCAAAAAACTCACTAAATCACTACGTCAATCTTATAAAACATTAAAGGGAAGTTGGTTTGTATGAATGAGTTAGCAAAATTAATCTCTGTTACTCCTGATGCAGAAAGGCATATTGCTTATTGTGCTCGGGTGAGTAATCCAAAAAATCAAGAGAATGATTCTTTTGAAGGATTGCTTAAATATTGTATCAAGAATCAACACTGGAGCATCTTTGAACATGCATTCCTTACAGTTGAGA